CGCTTACGTGGGCGTTATGCGTGGTCAAAAGACGGAACTGATTCATGGTTTATCACTGACCTTGAAGACGAATCGCACCCTGACCGATACAGTGCACAATATCGCGCAGAATCGCAGCCGGACGGCATCATCGGTATCGGGACATGGCGAGACTTCATCGTCTGCTTTGGTTCATCGACGATTGAGTATTTTTCCCTGACTGGTGCAACCACCGTTGGTGCTGCTTTGTATGTCGCCCAGCCATCGCTGATGGTGCAGAAAGGCATTGCCGGAACCTACTGCAAAACGCCGTTTGCTGACTCGTATGCGTTCATCAGCAATCCGGCAACAGGTGCGCCGTCTGTGTATATCATCGGCTCCGGTCAGGTATCACCAATCGCCAGCGCGAGCATTGAGAAAATACTACGCTCCTACACTGCTGATGAACTGGCTGATGGTGTGATGGAATCGCTGCGATTTGATGCGCATGAACTGCTGATTATCCATCTTCCGCGCCATGTTCTGGTGTACGACGCATCTTCAAGCGCCAATGGTCCGCAATGGTGTGTGCTGAAAACAGGACTGTATGATGATGTGTACCGCGCTATCGACTTCATTTACGAAGGCAATCAGATAACGTGCGGCGATAAGCTGGAGTCCGTGACCGGGAAATTGCAGTTCGATATCAGCAGCCAGTACAACAAGCAACAGGAACACCTGCTGTTTACTCCACTGTTCAAAGCGGATAACGCCAGAGTGTTCGACCTTGAGGTTGAATCGTCAACTGGCGTTGCGCAGTACGCCGACCGCCTGTTCCTCTCTGCAACTACTGACGGAATCAATTACGGGAGTGAGCAGATGATTGAGCAGAATGAACCGTTCGTTTACGACAAGCGTGTTTTGTGGAAGCGTGTCGGGCGCATCAGGAAAAACATTGGCTTCAAATTGCGCGTTATCACGAAGTCACCTGTCACTCTTTCTGGCTGCCAGATAAGGATTGAGTAATGGCTGATTCGAATCTCAATGTGCCGGTAATCATCCAAGCTACGCGGCTCGATACATCAGTCCTTCCACGCAATATCTTCTCGCAGTCGTATCTGCTTTACGTTATTGCACAGGGCGCTGATGTTGGTAATGTGGCTAACAAGGCCAACGAGGCCGGACAGGGCGCTTATGATGCACAAGTCAGGAACAATGAGCAGGATGTGATTCTGGTCGATCACGAAATTCGACTGGCATCGGCTGAAGCGAAGATACAGGACCACGAAACAAGGATCACTAACGCAGAAGCGGCGATAGTCGGCCTTGATTCACGATTAACGACAGCAGAAAACGATATTGAGTATCTGACTGATGAAGTTGTCGCCATTCAAAACACGCTTTCAGACCATGAAACGCGCATTGATGCTCTGGAGTATGCAACCACGCGCAAGAAGTCAGAGGTTGTTTACTCTGGCGTATCTGTAACCATCCCGACAGCGCCGACCAACCTTGTTAGCCTGCTGAAAACGCTCACGCCGTCATCCGGATCGTTGGCACCATTCTTCGACACCGTTAACAACAAGATGGTTGTGTTCAACGAGAACAAAACCCTGTTCTTCAAGCTGTCGATCGTCGGGACGTGGCCCAGCGGAACCTCCAACAGGTCAATGCAGCTAACCTTTTCCGGCTCTGTTCCTGACACTCTGGTAAGCAGTCGCAACTCGGCGACAACAACCGATAACCTCTTGTTAGCTACGTTCTTCAGCGTGGATAAAGACGGCTTTCTTGCCACAAATGGCAGCACGTTAACCATTCAGTCAAATGGTGCGGCGTTTACTGCCACAACCATCAAAATCATTGCGGAGCAGTGATGGAAATAAAGCTCATCGATAATCCGGTGAAGCTTGCAGAATTCCTCAACAACCCGGCAAACACGGGAAATATCGTAGACAGTGGAGACAAATACTACATCAAGCCTGATGCGGTATACCTCGGCATCTACGAAGGACTGATGCTGGTCGGAGTGCATGAAGTGCGTAACTTCTGGCATAGCGTTGTTGAATGCCATGCGGTGTACGACCCCGGATTCCGTGGCGAATATGCACTGCAAGGGCATCGATTATTCTGCAAATGGCTTCTCGAAAACTCACCATTCCTTAACAGCATCACTATGGTTCCTGACACCACGAAATACGGACGGGCAATTATCCGTTTGCTTGGCGCTACCCGTGTTGGTCACCTTGATGATGCTTATACCAGCAATGGAAAGCCTGTGGGCATCACGATTTATCAGTTACCGCGCTCAAAATACGAGGAGCTAACGAATGTTAATTTTCCAGATTGCCAATAAGCACCTCAGCAAAGCTGTTTACTGCAAAGGTGGCAGTGATGGCGGTTCAAAGGCACAGGCACGCGCAACTGAAAAGGGCATCGAATTGCAGCGTGAAATGTGGCAGACGAACATGCAAAACCTTGCACCGTTCACGCCACTCGCTCAGCAGTACGTATCACAGTTGCAAAATCTTTCCTCTCTTCAGGGGCAAGGTCAGGCGCTTAACCAGTATTACAACTCCCAGCAGTACAAAGACCTTGCAGGTCAGGCGCGTTACCAGAGTCTGGCAGCAGCAGAGGCAACGGGTGGATTAGGCTCTACAGCAACAGGAAACCAGTTAGCAGCAATCGCACCTACACTCGGTCAAAACTGGCTGTCAGGTCAGATGAACAACTACAACAATCTGGCAAATATCGGCCTTGGCGCTCTTACAGGTCAGGCAAACGCCGGGCAGAACTATGCCAACAACGTCAGCCAATTGTATCAACAGCAGGCGGCAGCATCTGCGGCTAATGCGAATAAACCATCAGGATTTCAGAGCGCCCTGGGTGGAGCGGCAGCAGGTGCAGCTGCAGGTACTGCAATCATGCCTGGTTGGGGTACAGCAATTGGTGCTGGCGTCGGTCTTCTTGGTTCACTTTTTTAATGGAGGTGTCTCTTGGCTACATGGCAACAGGCTGGTAATTCAGGCGCGCTTCTTGCCGGGTTAGGCGGCATGAACTCCAACGCTCCAAGAGCAAGTGATGCAGACGCCACGCTTGCATACATTCGACAGAATAACGAGATGGAGCGTTCAGGACGTAATAACGTTGGCTTGCAGGCTTTGCAGGGCATTTCATCTGTCATGGATATGTATAAGCAGATGGATCAGCAGAAGCGACAGCAAGAGTTTCAGCAGGCTTATGCTGATGCATATACATCTGGTGACCGCGATGCAATGCGAAAACTGGCATCACAGTATCCTGAGCAGTTTGACGCCGTAAGAAACGGCATGAAATTTGTCGATGAAGACCAGCGTTCCACTGTCGGTACACTGGCAGCAAGTGCCAGACTCGCAGCTTCATCTCCAGAAGCCATGATGTCATGGTTGCAGAACAACTCATCTGAGCTTACTCGTGCCGGAGTAGACCCTCTGGATGTGGCGAAAATGTATCAGCAAAATCCACAAGGTTTCACAGAGTTTGTTGATCACCTTGGGATGGCTGCGCTTGGTCCGATTGATTACTTCAATGTTCAGGACAAGATGGCTGGTCGGGATATTGAGCGTGGCGAGTTGGCAGAGACAATCCGCAGCAATCAGGCTGGAGAAGTACTTCAGGCGAGAGGGCAAAATCTTTCCTATCAGTCAGCAATGACTGGGCACAACATCGCAGCGCAACGCTTGGCTCTGGATCAGCAAGAGTTCGGGTTTAAGATGCAGCAAGCGCAGGAAAAGGCTCAGCAGTTGATTAGCGAAGCACCTAAGCTGTCAGTAAACATGGAAAAAGGCATCGAGACGGCTGTAAACAATGCTACAGCATCATCAAACTCAGCCAATTCTATGAGTGCGCTTGCTCAACAGTTCAGAGCAGAAAAACCAACGACAGGTTTGTTCGGTAACGCACAGAACATGTTCGCAAAACTTACCGGAAGCGATACGACATTGCGTGATTTGCGCATTCGCCAAAATGCCCTTGTTAACAGTCAGGTTCTTAAATTCCTACCTCCCGGACCAGCAACGGATAAAGACGTTGAGATCGTTCGACAGGGTGCGCCAACTGACATGGATAACCCTGAGACGGTCGCAAGATGGCTTGATGCAATGGCAAACCTTGAGCGACGAAACGCGCAGTTTAATGAGTTTAAAGCCGAGTGGATGAGCGCGAATGGCAACCCTGGACAATCGCGTAATGGCGGTCAGATATTGGGGTTGGATGTTAAAAAAGGTGAATCATTGGGGAGTGCCGTTAAGCGGTATATGTCAATGAATACTGACGCAGCGCCAGCACAAGATTCGACACCTTCAGGTGAACCACGGAATCAGGTTGGATCATATACCTCAAAATCAGGCATTCAATTTACGGTGGAATGATGAAAGTAACTGCAAACGGTAAGACATTTACCTTTCCTGATGGTACGAGCACCGAAGATATTGGCACCGCCATTGATGAGTATTTTGCTGGTCAGGTTGTTCAGCAACAAACAGTTAATCAGGCCAATAATGCACCAACACGGGAAGAACCATCATTGATGCAACAAGCTGGCGATTGGCTCACTGGTGGTCAAAGTGCAGGGCAAATTGCAGAACAGGCTGGTCGTGGTCTGGTAAACATACCATTTGACGTATTGCAGGGTGGCGCAAGTCTGATTAATGCAATCAGCCAGGGGCTTGGTGGCCCCAAGGTTTTGGATGATGTTTATCGTCCAGTAGACAGACCGACAGACCCCTATGCTCAAGCTGGAGAAACAATTGGCGGGTATTTAGTTCCAGGAGTTGGAACGGCAGGAAGCATGGCTATTGGATCACTGGCAGAGGCCGCAAATCAGAAAGGTGATTTCGCGCAAAATGCAGCCATAAATGCCGGAGTTAACCTTGCCGCTCAGGGTGTTCTTTCCGCAGCAGCAAAGGGAATAGGGCGTGGAATAACGGCTATAAAAGGCGATATCGCGCCAGAAGTAGCGAAAAAAATTGCCACCTCAGAATCAATGGGGGTGACACCAATGACATCTGATGTCATCCCACCGAAAAATGCTTTCACTCGTGGCCTTACTCAGGATGCCGAGGGGGCTTTGCTCGGGACAGGCTCAAAGCGAGCTGAGCAATATGCAACGCGTAGTAAGCTGGTAAGTAATTATTTTGACCGTTTTGGTGAGTACAACCCTGATGATGTGGTGAAATCTCTGACCACCACGTTAAGGGGGCGGAAGGATGCTGCTGGCGCTGTTATCAATGACGTCACCAATAAAATGGGTAATGCCGCAGTTGATACCACAAACACTATGAATGCTCTGAATACAGCGATCGCAAGACAGGAACGGCTTGGGACGTCTGCCAATCAAAGCCTGCTTACATCCTTGCGTAACCTACGTGAAGAATTAGCAAACCCTGCAACTGATTTGGATGTTACGTTTGATCTCTTGCGTCAGCACAGAACAGCATTTAGATCTAATGTTCAGGGAGATGCTATGGTCTTCCCCAACCAGGCAAAAGCAGCTACCAATATGGTAGAGAATGCAATGTCAAAAGACCTTCGTAACGCAGTTGCAAAAAACCTCGGTGCGTCAGACGCAGCAAAATACCTTAAAGCAAATTCCGATTATGCAAACGTTTATAATAAGGTGCTTAATAAAAACATTGCTAACAAGCTCAACAAGGCAAGCAGTGAAGCCAGTCCTGAACTTATAAATACTGTTGTATTAAGCAGAAAACCATCTGACGTGAAACGAATCTGGAGCGCATTGGATGATAAAGGGAAAGATGCTATGCGTGCAGCTTACGTCAGCAAAATAGCGGAAAAGGCCGGTGACTCTCCAGCCAAGTTCATCACTGAAGTTAATAAGCTGAAATCTCAGTCAGGTGGTGAAATTTACAACACTATTTTTTCTGGAAAGCACATGAAAGAGCTTGATTCTCTTCATGAAGTTCTACAGAAAACAGCAAGGTCAGACACCGCAAATGTAGTAACTCAGACGGGGCAATCGCAAGCCAACAGGATAAGGACGATTGGCGCAACTGCGACTCTTGGCGTATCAATGGGGCTTGAGGCTGGTTTCGGTGCAATCATGCGCTTGTATGAGTCCAAAGCAGCAAGGAATGCTCTCTTACGTTTGGCAAACACCAAAGCAGGAACACCTGCCTATGAAAGAGCGCTAAATAATGCTGCAAATGCGATACGCCCTATACTTTCAAGCCAAATTACAGCAGAACAGCAATAAAAGATAAGATATAACTACCTGATATTATTGCTACTGTTGCATGTTACCGTGTTTCCAAATCCTGAATTGCAGTTTGTATATGTGTCAACGCGTGTTGGGTAAGGTTGAGTTATAACAGGCTGGCGCGCTTTTTGCTCGATCGCTTGCATTGTGTTTACAGCCTGATAATTCAATAAAGCCTGCTGGAATGCTTGGCTTTGTGCTATTTGTTGGGCTTGTTCTTGGCTTTGTAATTGAACATAAAGATTATGAAGCTCAAGTCTTGCTTGTGCGTCACTTATCTTGCCTTCATCGACACCTTGCCCGAGCATCTTTGCAGCAAGGACATACAGCTTAGGTGTTGGTGCTGATGCCATGCGTGAGTCGTTCTTCACACTGGCATCAAGGCAATTAGCCATATCGCTAAGCTTTTGATAGCGTTGTTCGCAACTTGCTTGATAGTCACTTACTTTTGCGCATCCAACCAGCAGAATCGGGATAATTAACAGTGATTTTTTCATATGGTTAACTCTCCTTAGTTTTTCACAGGATATCATGAAGGCAATGCCATTTTAGCCGGAAACTAGATTTCTATGTTTCCTTTTTATTATTGCTATACATGGTCTTAAGCGTTTCAAAAACCATTTTCTTAACCATATCAGATTGTTGTTCTGCCATACGCTCTGCATCGTCAATGTAAACTGGTGCAGAGCTTTGTTTAGCCAATGATTCTTCAATCGCTGCAATTATCTCTGAGTTCAGCGACCTGTTATTCATCTTCGCACGCTGCTTAATTTTCGCGTGGAGTTCATGCGAAAGTCTCAAGTGAAACTGCGCCTCGTCGTATTTGCTGTACATCCTTGATGCCTCACCAGTTGGGTGGAATGGCATCGTAACCTACTGGATAAATACTCAATAGTACCATTTCGGTATGCAATCACATCATGGTTGCATCATATCATTCGTCTGGAGTAATGAAATGTCAGATATCACCGCAAATGTTGTGGTAAGCATGCCTTCGCAACTCTTCACTATGGCTCGTTCTTTTAAAGCCGTAGCTAATGGAAAGATTTATATCGGAAAAATTGACACTGATCCGGTAAATACTGAAAACCAGATCCAGGTTTATGTGGAGAACGAAGACGGCTCTCATGTTCCTGTATCGCAACCAATCATCATTAACGCTGCTGGTTACCCGGTATATAACGGACAGATTGCCAAGTTCGTAACTGTGCAAGGCCATTCTATGGCTGTTTATGATGCATATGGGGCGCAGCAGTTCTATTTTCCTAATGTGTTGAAGTACGACCCTGACCAGGGAATTATCAGGTTAAAAGAAGAAATTGCGAAAGATGATGGAGAGAAATATATCGGAATATGCCCTGACGTTTCTACGCTCAGAACAATTGAGCCATCATTCGTCGGGCAAAATATAACTGTTCGTGGATACTACTCTGACACACCCGGGCTTGGGGGAGGAACGTTTATAGCCTTTTCCAGTTCTGAAGCTGACGATGGTGTGAATATTTTTGTTACCCCCGGCGGTAAGCGATGGAAGAGAGCAGGAAGCCACATCGATATTCCGGTAGAGAACGGTGGCATGATGACATCATGTACGGCTGAGCAAAACAGTGAAGCCTTTGAACGCCTGACTGCATGCCTTCCATATGAAGGAGGTACGCTCAGACTCAATGGATTTTACGATATTAAGTATGGCGCTATCGTGCCTCCACGTGTCACGCTGGAGGGGTGCGGTATGGATTCCTGTGGATTAATTAAAACAGGTAACGATATTAAAACCGTTCCGGATCGCATGTGGCAGGGTGTACCACACAGCTTCTCCAAAGACTTTATTGTTGCGGTAGATATGGATAGCGATACGTCTGGTAGTCCAAATGGTCCAGTAGGTAATCAAGTCAGAAGCACCAGAATAATTGGATTGAGCTTAATATGCTCATCCATCACTCCATGCGCATTCGGGATCTATTCCAGTATCAGTTATGACGTCAGGCTACAAGATTTATACGTAAAAAACGTAGGTATTGGATATCGTACCAGCGATAGTTGGCTGCAGTCATGGTCAACTATAACAGTTGAGAATGTTAATAAGGGATTTTTTGTTGAAAATGGAGGTACATCATTCAATATATCAAATACTTATGTTAAAAATGCGTCATCAATTGCTTATCATTTTGTTAATATAACATACAGTACGCTGACATGTACGGCAGCAGATTATATTAATGGCTCTGCTTATGCCTTTTTGGGCTGCACAAGTATAGTTATGAATGGGTGTGGGGCAGAGAATATAACTGGTAGTGCTTTTGAGTGCAACCAGTCAAGAGTTACCATTAACTCTTTTAGAGGAGTGAAGTTTTTTGATGCTGGTAATATAGCTTGCATATTTACACAGTGTGCAATAGTAATGAGCGCTTGTTTTCTCCCTGAATTTGATGGTTCTTTTTCAAGTAAGTATTTTGAGCTTAATGATTCAACGATCAATCTGAACAATACCGTTTGCCCGGATGCATCGAGAGTAAAATGGGGCGAGACAGCAGTGTCATGGATAAATTTCTCAAACTATGGCGGAAACTATACAATCTGGGGCGTTACTGCTTGGACCGCAACAGGGTTCCTCGTAAATGGAATTGCTCATGTCTATGCGGAATTACCTCCTGATTCCTCTGTCACACAGTTTAGCCAAGGTGCTAGATGGGAGCTGATAAGACCCACAGCTGGGAATAACTATAAATGGATTCATACCGGCGGAGGAGTCTGGAGAGCGGCAGGTAGTATATAAAAAAGAGGGCGGCTAGCCGCCCTCTAATAATTATTGAACTGTAGTTAATTTAAGGAATAAATTCCAATTGTTTTGTTTTCTTGTTTAACTACTAATTTGATAATTTTGTTAATATTTATTCCATAAACAGACATGCCAATATATAGTCTGCCATTAATGTTTACTGGCGAAGGCTTGAAGTCTTGAGCTTCGCTTTCTCCATTTTTAAAAATGATACTCAATGAAATACTTTTATCAGCATTAAATTCTCGCTGATCCCCATTTAAGGCAAATGATAAGGTGCAAGGCATAAAACTTTTCGTGTCTGAATAGTAAAGGGAGAGCAGGCTCTCTCCTTGCAGTTCATTATTTATAACATGGCCAGATATAATGACAGAGTAGTCGAAATCTACCTTTTCAAGTTTTACACTATTTATGTTGTAATACTTTGAGAAAGCCATTGGGTTGAAAAATTCATCAAACCTATCGTTCGCATTTAGCAACTTACTGAAATAAAAATCAGGCAGTATGGTTTCACCGATTGAAGACTGCCTTGAATTTAATACAATGGCATCCCTTATCTTATTTTGATAAGAGACGGACTTATATGAATGATAAACGAAATAGTATGATGTTATAAATAACAACATTAGAGAGGCAATAGACAAAGAATACAAAGACCTTGTGATGATAGATTTATTTTGCGCTAAGTAATTAATAACGAACGATAATGACATTAACGAGAAATAGAAACCTCCAGTCCATGACCTTGGAGGTGTGTAAGGAGAGCCAGCAAGAGAAATCAATGCTGTTAATGAGCAAATGAAAAATGCGGAACTATACAAGGCTTCATTACTTACCAATCTTCCTTTGATGTCACGAAAAACTATTGCTGCTGCAAATATAAATGACAGAGCAATTATTAAGCCAAAGGTAAGTAAAGGATACATCATCCGTTCTTCAATGTGGTATAAAAACCTTGTTAACAGAGGCCAACTATACCATTGCTGAAAGGACACATCCTGCGCTCTATTGAAGTTTCCTGGTGATAATATCAGCAGCGCACTTCCTACAAAAACACCAGAGCACAGTAAGCAAATGCTAATAAGGTTCTTTTTGCTTATCAGGAGCGAAATAAAAATAATTAATACGCAGAAAAATGAAAGTGCAACAGAGGCGCTTTCATTAGAGCATCCGGCCAGAATCCCTATAAATAAAAGAAATGCTGTTTTATATTTGTTTAAAGAATCTTTCCATTTTAACAGGAAATATAGAAAAGAAACTACAAATAACATAGTTAATGAATAGTTGGCACTGCCAACTATCCAAAAAACAGACTGCCCAAGATTGGGGTTAAAACACCAAAACACCATGAAAATTACTGGAAATACTGTTTTGACTTGGTTGCTTCCAGTAGCGGCATATGGTAGTGCTGATATAAAATAAATAATGACAACGATCAGTAGCGAATTAATTGCAGAGCGAACATAATAATCCTCAATATGTAATAGAATGTTTGATGTGTAATCAGCTATAAACCTACCACTCCATGATAAATAGTGAGCTATGTGGTTAGTGAAATCTAAGCTCAATAAAGAATAGCTAAAATCATCAGAATGCAACGGAGTGTATACTGCTATTGCATACACTAAAGCAAATGCAATGATGTAAATTACACTTACATTTGTGTTAATCTTCATTTTGCTTCCCTTGTACTGTTTTTCTTGATTATATACCGTGGCCTTGCTTTGGTTTCCGTATAAATCCTTCCTATGTACTCCCCAAGAACACCAATTCCAATTAACTGCACCCCACCAAGGAAAAGAATTGACACTAGAAGTGAAGGGTACCCTCTCACAGGATTTCCAAAAGCCAACGTGTCCAGAATCATCCATGCGCCATAAATGAATGAGAAACCTGCAACAACCATCCCAAGATATGTCCATATCCGTAGCGGCACTGTTGAAAAACTGGTTATCCCCTCAAGGGCAAGGTTCCACAACTTCCAGCCATTAAACTTAGAGCTTCCCGCTACACGTTCAGCACGAGCGTACTCAACTACCTCTGTGTGCCCACCAACCCAACTGAGAACACCTTTCATAAACAGGTTTCTTTCTGGTAATTGACGTATATTCTCAACAATATCACGGGACATGAGGCGAAAATCGCCTACATTTTCCTCAATTTTAGGGTTGCTTATTTTATTGTGGAGCTTATAGAACCACTCAGCAGTTTTTCGCTTCAGACGTCCATCTGTAGAGCGGTCTGAACGCTTTGCCAACACCATATCAGCACCTGCCTGCCACTTTTCAAGAAGATGAGGAATAACCTCAATCGGGTCTTGCAGGTCAACATCAATTGGAATCACGGCATCGCCAGTTACATGGTCTAACCCTGCAAACAATGCTGGTTCTTTACCAAAGTTGCGTGTAAATGACAGCGGAACAACTAGCGGATCAGAAACAGCCAGAGCGTTAATTATTGACTCCGTAGAGTCTTTGCTACCATCATTTATAAAAACAATTTCTACTTCATATGGCTTCAACTCTTCGAATTCACGTACCGTTTTATAAAAAATTGGTATCGCTTCTTCTTCATTGAAGACAGGAACGACCAGTGATATCTTCATTTCGCATCCCTAAAGACAATGAACTTTGAATAGACGAAACCGCACACCAGGCTGATGGCGGAGAAAGTGATAAGAGTGACCATCGGGGGAAGTGCGCATCTGTCAGCAGCCCACCCGACGACAATACTCAAGGTTCCCATGAACCCGACATATAACATGTATCGCATCGTTGTAGTCGATGCTTTGAATGTGAATTTTGCATTCGCGAAGAAGCTAAAACTCACAGCCACAACGAAACCTGCGAAGTTTGCCAGAGCCTGATTGGTATGCGCGGCATAGATACATACACCAAAAACCACCCAGTGTATAAGTGTGTTCAGAACACCAATCGTGGTGTACTTTGCAAATAGCTTTAACATTTATTTAATCAATGAGTTCTGAAAGGCATGAAGTCTATCATCCAAGTCTCAATCGATCGATGACTTGCTGTGGTTGATGAGACAAAACTGATGCACACAAAGATTTGCACTGGATTGCAAGGCTTTGTGCTTCTCTGGAGTGCGACAAGTTTGATGACAAAAAATTAGCGCAAGAGGACAAAAAATCACCTTGCGCTAATGCTCTGTTACAGGTCACTAATACCATCTAAGTGGTTGATTCATAGTGACTGGATATGTTGTGTTTTGTAGCATTATGTAGTCTATTTTTTAGACTAAAGATATTGTAATGCATTGATATTAATGATTTTTAATGTTTCACGTTCAGCTTTTTTATACTAACTTGAGCGAAACGGGAAGGTAAAAAGACAAAAAGTTGTTTTTAATACCTTTAAGTGATACCAGATAGCATTGCGCCATCTGGCAGAGTGATTAACTAAACATCGCGGTAATCGATGCGCTTGCCAGAGAGTGGAAATGAACGTTAAACCCGACCATCGCGCCGCTGGCTCCTTCATCGACATCAATACGCTCTACATCCAGCGCGTGAACGGTAAAAATGTAGCGATGGGTTTCGCCTTTCGGCGGCGCTGCGCCATCGTATCCGGTTTTACCAAAATCGGTACGCGTCTGCAAAACGCCGTCTGGCATTGCTACCAGACCAGAGCCAAACCCTTGCGGTAATACGCGGGTATCAGCGGGTAAATTAACAACTACCCAGTGCCACCAGCCGGAGCCGGTTGGCGCATCCGGGTCGTAGCAGGTGACAACAAAACTTTTCGTTCCCGCAGGAACATCATCCCACGCCAGATGCGGTGAAATATTATCGCCATCGTAACCCATGCCGTTAAAGACATGACGATGCGGCAACTTATCGCCATCGCGCAGATCGTTACTGATGAGTTTCATGAACCCTCCTTTCTAGTTTGCAGAAAGTGTAGCCAGAAACCCTCACGCTGACTTCCCGTTATTGGCAAAAAAATGTTTCATCCTGCACCGCACGGTTAACCGCTGCGGTCAGACGCTGCAACTGTTGCGGGAGAATAATATAGGGCGGCATCAGGTAAATCAGCTTGCCAAAAGGCCGGATCCAGACACCCTGTTCGACAAAGAATTTTTGCAGCGCCGCCATATTCACCGGATGAGTGGTTTCGACCACGCCGATTGCCCCCAGTACGCGCACATCGGCAACCATTTCGGCATCACGGGCTGGTGCCAGTTGCTCGCGCAGCTGTACTTCAATAGCCGCCACCTGCTGCTGCCAGTCGCCAGATTCGAGAATCGCCAGGCTGGCGTTTGCTGCTGCGCAGGCCAGCGGATTGCCCATAAAAGTTGGCCCGTGCATAAAGCAGCCGGCTTCGCCGTTACTGATGGTTTCCGCAACCTCGCGCGTGGTGAGTGTGGCGGAAAGGGTCATTGTGCCGCCGGTTAAGGCTTTACCGAGGCACAAAATGTCCGGCGCGATTTCTGCATGTTCACAGGCAAACAGTTTGCCGGTACGACCAAATCCGGTGGCGATCTCGTCGGCAATC